ATTCTGCACTCTGACCAGGGATGGCAGTATCGTATGAGAAGGTATCAAAACATCCTTAAAGAACAAGGCATTACACAGAGCATGTCCAGAAAAGGCAATTGTCTGGATAATGCAGTCGTGGAATGTTTCTTTGGAACCTTAAAGTCGGAGTGTTTTTATCTTGACGAGTTCAGTAATATAAGCGAACTGAAGGATGCTGTTACGGAATATATTGACTACTACAACAGCAGAAGAATTAGCCTGAAATTAAAAGGTCTGAGTCCAATTGAATATCGAACCCAGACCTATGTGCCTCGTGTTTAACTGTCCAACTTTTTGGGGTCAGTACAGAATGAGGCTTCCCCGCAGGCTGCCCCGTTAGGAGATGGCCCTGCCGCGCCAGATGCGCAGCAGGTCACCTATGAATCGCGAATGGCTGAATTGCAACAGAGCTCCGATCAGCTTTTATCCCGTGGTGACAGAAAGGTGTGGCAGTCAGAAATTGCTAACGGTGAGCGGACGGTGGCGAAACTTGAGGCTCAGGATAAAGCTATCCGAGATGCTGCGCCAACAGGAAGCGCTGGCGCTAACCGCCGGTATTATGCTGAAAACAGGGAGAAGCTTGATGATATAGCCAGACAGTTAGCTACAGCCAGAGAACGCCTTCAAAATGCACGTGACACCCTTGCTCCTCATCAGCAGGGCGGTCAGTTTTATGAGGCCCGTGCTGACTTAACACGCATTCAACAGGGGATCATTCCTGAGAGTATGCGCGGCCTTGTTCGTGAGACACCCATCAAACCAAGCGACGTCGACGCAGCTCACGCGCTGAATGAAGGGCTGTATTACGATCTGGAATCGGCGCCTGTCCTGCACGCCAGCAACGAGAGCATCAACAGCCATGTGGCTGCCATGGACGAAGCATATCGTCAGCTGAATGACGGGCAGCCTGTTAACGTCGGGATGATGGCGCGCGGGCTGGATGGTCCGGCGCGGCCAGGCATGCTGGAATCAGCAAACGAGCAGTACCATGCAATGCAGCAGGTTTTCGAAGAGAATGGTGTCAGGTATGAAACGCCGTCAGAACTGGCTGGAGAAGCTCCGGCTCCGCGCGCCGAAAGTGCATTCACGGCAGCCGATGAAACTGGCGGGCAGGTCAGTGTTGATCCTGACACCGGCCAGGCGATTTCATCCAACAGTTACGACCTGATGGCGGCGCGCGATATGACGACCACCAATCCGGATCTGACAATTACGCACCCCGACACCGGGCAGCCTGCGAAACTCTCCGATGTTCTGGCTGATTTTGATGAGCAAATCCAGACCGTGCAGAACGAATCGAAAGTGTATTCCGTCGCCGCCGCGTGCTTCCTGAGGAACCCATAATGAAACAGGCATGTGTTGAAGCCATTGCGCAGACCCTGGGCCGCCAGCCAAAGGCTGACGAACTGAAAGGTATTGAGGACCGTATCAAAGAGGCCGTGCGCCAGGTGCATAAAAAAAATGCCAGGGAAGGCAAGACTGGTATCCCTGACGCTCAGACGTATATGGAGGCCGCAGATCTGGTGCGCCAGCGCGTTGTGCATGACGTCTATAAGAAGCGCCAGCGCGTCGCACAGAACGCGATCGCCATCAGCAGGGTGACAGATACCCTCGATGTTAATATCCCGCCAGAACAGCAAACACCCGCCAATTTGCAGCAGTTTATCTTCGCAGGGCGGCGCACCACTGACGGTAAGGATATTGCCGTTACTTCGGCTGAGGAACTGGCGACAGGGGCATACCAGGACTGGTCACGCCAGCTCAGCGCCGAGCTGTTAAAAGCCGGTGATGATGTCCGCAAATTCTTCGAGCAGAGCAAGGCGTTGGGAGAGCAGCGATTCCGCAGCCTGTTCGACCAACAGGCGGCGAAGTCCGCACAGTTCCAGATCCTGAAAGAGCTTTATGGTGAGGACACCGGGAACCCGCAGGCGAAGAAAATAGCGCAGGTCTGGAACGATGTCACCAGCCGGGCCCGCCAGGAGATGAACGATAACGGTTTTGACATTGGTCTGCGCGACGACTGGCATCTGCCGTATGTTGACGACGCTGATTTTATCCGCAACGCCGGGCGTGATGAATGGCTGGCATCGCTTCCGGTAGCTGAACAGGCGAAAGCGCGACTTTCCGGCCGCCAGCCGCCGATAGAATTTGCCCGCCAGGCATGGGTGGATGACGTTTACAACACGCAGGATCGCAGCAACTACGTGAATCCGGACGGCAGCCCGATGAATGACATCGAGTACCGCCAGGCGCTGGAAGCAATCTTTGAAACGAAGGCTACCGACGGAGCGAACAAAATCGACCCGGGCGCATTCATGGGAACCGGAGGGATAAAAAACCGTGGCTCACAGAGCAGGGTTATGGCGTTCAAGGATGCGCAGTCTCACTTTGCCTACATGGAGCGCTACACGCAGCAACCGGTGGCTGGCGTGATGATGTCGCACCTGCAGTCTTCATCTCGCGATCTGGGTGTCGTTAAAGCGTTCGGCCCTGATGCTGCCCGTAACTTTTCTCTGGTGCTGGACCGCGTATATCAGCGTGCGGTAACCGGTGGGAAAGAAGTCGGCAAGATGAACGACGAGCGCAAGATGGTTGAGCGCATGTTTAATTCAATGGCTGGGCTTAACGGTGCCGCTTCTTCCAGCGTATTCACCTCTGCGGTCGGTGGCCTGCGTAACCTGATGACCAGCGCCATGCTAGGCACCAGCGTACTGACGGCAACCAGCGACCAGGCGATCATGCGCGCCAATGCCCAGGCACTTGGCTTTACCCGTGACGGAATGCGCCTGTCTGAAAACACAATTCGCAACCTGTTCAGTGGTGACGCCAAAAAGGCCAACGCAGAACTCGGACTGCTGGTGGATTCCCATGCTGCTGTCGTCTCAAAGATGGGCGGTTTTGACCTGTCACGCGGCATAACCGGCTGGTTTGCTGAGAAGACACTTAAGTGGTCCGGTCTGATCGCCATGGACCGGGCCAACAAGGCGTCGTTCGGCCTGCTGATGTACAAAAACATTGGCGAACTTACGCGCAAATTTAAGACGCTGGATGAAGTGAAAGGGTCAGATAAAACCATCCTGGCTAACAAAGGCTGGAGCAATGAAGACTGGGCCATCATGGCTGCGGCAGACCTCCGGCCAATGACCACCTCCGGGCATATGGGAATGACTCCTGATGCGATTTACGCTGTGCCCGATGACGTGATAACCGGCATCATGGCAGACCGTATTGCACAGGTGAGATCAGGTAGCGAAGCTGCACTGGCAGCGCTTGGCGACATGCCACCAGAGCGCCTGAAGAAAATGAAAGAGGCATTCGACGCAGAAGCAGAGCAGACCATCACTCGCATGGTGCGCAACGCCCGCGCTGAAGCCGCGCAGAAATTGCTGGGGATTACACATGGTGAGATGACCAGCGCCGTGACGACTGCTACTGGCCTTGATACTTACTCCAGCGATGACGCCGGGCAGTTGATAAAGAGTTTCATGCTCTTCAAAACCACACCTTTCGCCGGGTTCCGCCAGTTGGTAAACCGGGCTAATGATCTGGACACATTTCCTGCCTTAAAATTCCTGGCGTCATACATCGCCGGTACGACACTGGCCGGTATGTTTGCAAACCAGATGAATAGCCTTCTGACAGGGAATGACCCGCTCGATATGTCAAAGACAACGACATGGATCCAGGCACTGCTAAAAGGGGGCTCATTCGGTATCTACGGCGATTTCCTGTTCCAGGACCACACCCAATACGGCTCAAGTATCGCGGCCACTATTGGCGGCCCTGTACTGAGCTTTGCAGAGCAGTTAACCAAACTGCTGATCACTAACCCGCAGAAGGCGCTGCAGGGAGAGGAAACTTCATTCGGTGCAGATGCGCTAAAGACAGCCCGAATGATCACCCCATTCGCCAACCTCTGGTATGCTAAGGCCATCACCAATCACCTGATCCTGCAGCAACTTCAGGAGATGGCAAACCCAGGCTACAACGACAGGGTAAGGGACCGCGCGCAGCGGGAATTCAACACGACGAGCTGGTGGGAGCCTGGAGAAACATCGCCTCGCAGAGCACCAGATTTAGGGAAGGCGGTGGGGAACTAATGACGAGAGATAAAATTGAATATATTGCTTCTCTTCAATACGAAGCCGAGAAGTGGAGAAGGATTGGAGGGTGGGGATCTTTAATAGCGTTCGCTGCTTTACTGATCGACCTCTGGTTCAGGCATATTGGTGCGGAATCACTACTTTTTGAGTCAGCAATACTTGGTGGCTTCCTTTGCTGTTGGGGTGGTAATTTCGATAGAGCATCCAAGCACAAGAGGGAACTCGACGCGATATGTTTTGCTTTATTCGGTAAAAGTTATGAGAGCTCTTACCTTGATATTATTGAGCTAGACAAAACAAAATCATCGTGACATGTCACAAAGGCCGCCTAAGCGGCCTTTCTCATATCAGAACCCGGCAGTATTTTTGGTGATGTACTGCGCGTGGGTGCGAATGTCATTCAGGCATTTGCTGACGCCGACGATGTAGCTAACCATGGTTGTGAACTCTGCCGCTGCGCCGGAAACATCATGGCCGTCTTCCTGCATGCGGTTGAGCAGGTTCATCAGTAGTGAGTGCTCAGCCAGGCCGAGAACGCCTTCAGGCGAATGGATGTGCTCGCGGTAGCCTGGCTTCAGCGGAACGTTGTATTCCTGCTTCTCTCCCGACTTCATCGCTTCCAGTATCGCTGGCATAAAGCTGGCGACAACCTTCTGCGCTTTATCTGCCGGTGATAACTCTTCCCTAACATAGCGCCCGGTCTGGCGGATCTGCGGCAGCACTTCGCCAGTGACCCATTTGCGGAAACGATAGGGGATAGTACCAGGAGTAACCGCATCGCGGCAGCGGAGGATCAGGGTATAGAGGCCGGACTCGTTGATGACGCTAACATTCTGTGCGCCTTTAACGGTGTAAGTTGAACTTACGCCCTTCTCATCATCGTCTAAGGCCTTTAGAGACATACGGGAGTTCGTGAGTCCTAGAGCTTTGCAAACGTCTGAAGCCGCAAACCACGGATTGCCGTCAATGTTGAACATACGGACAGGGGTAGCGGACTCGAATTTGAAGACTGCGTCTGGGGTAGGTTTTTTTTGAGCTGTCATAGCGATCACCTTTGTAGTCAGGATAATCACCACTTCCGACGCCAATCGGGATGGTGGTGAACTGTGCAGGGTTGGCGTAACCGGCTACAAAGGACCCGGCGCACCTTTCGGTGCCCCCACACAGCCCACCATAGAAACTAGTTTGCTATGTAGCACGCATAAAAAAACCGCTCGCGCGGTATATGCGCCTTTGTAGTTATCCGGGACGCCAATCCCGGCACTGGATTTTGCCAGTGCCTGATTACTATGGCACAAGATTTATGCAATGTAAATTTACCGTAAAGGTAATGATTGCATGGAACTCAGGTAATTACAAACCCTATCTGGTTTGTTTCTTCAGCTGCTCAGCGCAGTAATCAAGATGCATTTGCAGATCCTTCATGGACATCTGCGAGCTGGTGACATAGTTCACCAGGGCAGTCAGCTCTGCCATTGGACCATCAACGTTAAAGCCATCCTCACCCAACTGGCGCAGCAACGTCATGAGGTGAGATTCTTCAACAAGGGATCGGACGCCTCCCGGCGTATGTATCCGTTCTGCAAATCCTTTTTCCAGCGGGTGATGATACTGACGTTGCATCTGATAATCTCCATGCATTTACTGTATATATGTACAGTAGCAAAAGTCCCTGAGACTATCCAGCACGAATTGCCATTTACCTGAAAGGTAATAACTTCTGTGATTGTTATTCATTCAATTCATATAAGGGTTGCCAGGTAATAAACTGTCCAGATGATGCACGCGCGCCGGGCGCTGCTTTACTGGAGACAGGCCATGACGGTATCAACCGTAGTTGACCATAACGATTACACCGGGAACGGCGTTACGACATCCTTCCCGTATACCTTCCGAATTTTCAAAAAAACAGATCTTGCCGTGTCGGTCGTAGACCTTGACGAAAACATAACTGTTCTGGTGCTGGACACGGACTACACCGTGACGAATGCCGGCGGCTATAACGGCGGAAACGTGGTCCTCACCACGCCGCTGGCTAATGGCTGGCAGATCTCTATCGCTCGCGAGCTGGAGCCAACACAGGAAACCGACCTGCGCAACCAGGGCAAATTTTTCGCTGAGGTGCATGAAGACGCGTTTGATAAGCTGACGATGCTGATCCAGCAGGTTGGCAGTATGTTCCGCCTGGCGCTTCGTAAACCTTCCAGTATCGCAAACTGGTACGACGCGCTAAACAACTACATAAGGAATTTGCGCGACCCGCGAGACCCTCAGGACGCGGCCACCAAGAACTATGTCGATACGCTGGCAAGTGGAAACCTGAGCCGTACTCTGCGCGTCCCGGAGCCTATACCTCAACTTCCTGACGCAGCCGCACGTGCCAATAAGATGCCAGCTTTCGACAGCGCTGGTAATCCCATAGTTGTTATTCCTCCTTCCGGCTCTGCCTCTGATGTTCTGATCGAACTGGCGAAACCTGATGGTGAAAAAAATATTGGCGAGTGCCAAACGATAGCTCAACTGAGAACCATTGAGCCATCTTTTGACAAGCAGCGAATTACTGTTAGGGAGCACACAGCGGGCACTCGCAAAGGTGGAGGTGAGTTTCGGGCAGTCCTTGCTGGTTCTTCATACACAGATAATAACGGCACCATCATTAAAACCTCAGGCGGTGCGGCATGGCTGCGTCTGAACGCAGAGCCAACAAACCCGTTAATGTTTGGGGCTGTTGGTGATGGCGTAACAGATGACAGCTCAAAAATAACAGCCGCGCTACGGGCATGTAAGTTTCACTGCGAAGGTCTTGGATTAACCTATGGGGTCGGTGGGACTATCCTTCAGGACCAGAGTGTTCCTACACTTTTTACTAATGCTAAGTTCCAGTATCTCTCTGCTCTGGGTACTCAGCCAATGATGCGCATGAAAAACGCAGGACATATGCAACGTAGTCTAAGCTGGGATGGCGGCGGAGGCACTACTGGCTCATGTATTATTTGGGAAGGTTTTAATACAAGAGACGGCGGATATATTGAGAAGTGTGAATTCAAATATGTTGGTGGGGCGGCCATTCGAATCTCTGGCGATTATACCAACCGTATCTTTGCTCGCTATGGTGCTATAAGGAATTGCCGCTTCATTCGCTGCGGTAATACCGGTATAGCTAATGACCGTTGCACTGTTATTGCCGACGGTGTTAACAACTTCACATTTGATGGCCTGATTATGACAGAGTGTAATTGGGGTATCTATATTCGCATGGATACGAGCTTGCCTGATAAGGCGCGTGCGGTGAATAACCTTTTGCAGAACTGCCATATTTATGGGAGCGGGCGTACTCACCCAACATTCACGGATGCTCAGGGCATCAGTGCGAACCGCCAGGATAGCCTTAAGGTTGACAACTGCTGGGTAGAAGGATTTGCTGATAATGGATTTGACTGTGGCTCAAGCACAGGTATGCAGATTACAAACTACCGATGTAATAACTGCAAGGACGCAATATTCATCGGGGATATCGACTGTGATAGCTATGTAATTGACAACGTTATTGCCCGTGACTGTGACCGCGGTGTACGCATTGTTATGGATGGAAACATTCAGTCTGACGGTATCGTAAGGAACGCCAGGATTACGAATATGAAGGTGACAAACCCTATTTATGAAGGGTTTAGTATTCGCAACACTGGCGCAGCTACGGGTGTGTTTGATATTTATCTGGTCAACTGCTTCGTAGAGAGTCCTCAGAGCTATAGTCTCAGTACCTTTACGTATCCGTACCGCACTGAAGGTATAGATGGCGCATTTTTAGACAATTGCGGATGTCGTTATGCCAAGTCTGCGGGTATTTATATCAAGAAAGGAGACCAGATTCAGGTTCGCGGTGGCAGACTTCAAAATATTGATATGTCAGGAGGTGCTAACTATGGAGTTACGGTAGAAAACGACTCTAACCGCGTATCAATATCGGATGTTATTGTGTACGGAAGCTCTACAGGCGGTGCGGTTCTTCTTGCCGGTGGCTCTGGTCATAGTGTTAAACACGTCCGTTGGCGCTCACTTGCGGGAGGGGTAAGCAGTAGCAGTGCAACTACTCCATACTTACTTGATAATATCGCGTTCTAAAAAACAAAACCCCCGCTTAATTGCGGGGGATTTCCACCCTTCTTGCTCTTTCATTTTTAACGTAAAAAATATGTTGCTCTATTTTCTTTCCAATTTTAATAAAAGGCCTTTCAACATAGAAGTGAAGGATTGTTCCTGCTGCCATCGTGATGGTAAGCATAAGGCAGAGCCTACCTATACCATTTGTTGTTATAAAGAACTCAGGTTTATAGAAGTTTGTCAGATTTATGAAAAGATAATGGGATATATAAATAGAGAACGACACATCAGCAAGGTAACCAATAAATTTGTTATCTTCAAATCCAACATGCTTATCATAGAACAAGAAACCGAAAAGAAGTACGGCTGAAATTACTCCGGCCTTATCCATTCCAAACCCATTAAAATGCCCACTGAAATAGTTAGTGACAAAAAAGCCTATCGAAAGCATTAAAATGAAAGTGGAAATCCCTTTACTTGCGGTAATAGATATATTCTTGTACAGCTCATAGAAAAACATCCCCACAACGAACTCGACAAGCATTGGTGAAGATATGAATCTGAGAAGACCATAAGCGTAGTGATCAGCAGGAACATTCGCTGCTGCGTCCCCATTTATTGAAATAGCACCATCAAAATATAATTGAAGTAGAAAAACTGGGGCAATCAAAAGAACCGAGGCAAAGATGGTTCGGTATCTATGGTTTATCGCCATTGCTACCGCAAACAAAGTGTAGAAGTAGATCTCATATGTTAGAGTCCACGCCGGACCTAGTACGTTATAGCCAAAACCTGGAGATACAGATGAATAATCCCTGTGGATAAAGAATAGGCCTCTTAGTAGATTCTCTGCTGGATCAAAGCGATACACTGAAAGCGCCCCGATAACAAAAACGATTATGAATGCGGGGTATATTCTGAAGAAGCGCCTTATTGCAAAAACGGTTGTTGATGTAACGTTCTGAGTGGAAAGGGCGATGATGAACCCACTTATCATAAAAAAGAGATCGACACCAAAAGCCCCTGAGCCAAAAAGAATTTGCCCTAAATCCTTCTGTGCATAGACCCCATTTAGATACCCTTTAAAATGGAAAAGCACAACAAAAATACCGGCCATTCCTCTGAGTAGGTGTATAGATTGAATTTTATTCATTTTAAAGTGTTTACCATTCTTGTTTTCTGAGGCTAAATTATTAGTGAGCACATGGCGAAAATCATAACATAACATATTACCGCAAGGGTAATTTCGTTCAGAGAAATCCGATCTGCATCAAACCACATATGGTTTTTTGTGTATCATGAACTCACCAACTAAGGGGGTTCTTTATGCACATTAAACGGTGGTCACTATGTCTGCATCCATGACGGTGTCAGATGTCAATCAGGGGCTTAGCCTAGGCGCACTAAGTGCCTGGCTTGTCGGGGTCCCGCCTGAGGTTGTAATTGGTAGCCTGGCTGGTGCGGTAATTTTTGTTACCTTCGCGACAGAGTTTCCAATAAAACGTCGGTTGCTACTGGCGGTTGTCAGCTTCTTCTGCGGGCTGGTCATCTATAAGCCTACTGCAATCATCCTCATTGGCTTCGCCACACTTCTCCCATCCGTAACATCCGATATGTTCGATAAAGGGATCGCTCATTCTGCCGGAGCGTTCGTTTCCTCTATCGTGGCAGTAGGGCTGGGCAAATATATTTATCACCGTTCTGAAAATCCGCGCGACCTGATCCCGGGGAGAAAAGACGATGACCAGTCCTGAGCTGCTTCTCATCCTTAACGCCGCTATCTGCGGCGGCATTGCAATCCGAGTCCTGCTGTTCCGCCGTGACGGGTCACGCCATCGCTGGTGGGGCGGTTGGCTCGCCTACATCCTGATCGTCGTGGCTGCCAGCGTGCCAATTCGCACGTTCTACGGGTACTACGTCAGCGCCGACTGGTCAGAAATCATCATAAAAGCCGTGTTCCTGGCTGCACTCATCAAGACAAAAGGGAACGTGGTGCAAATCTTCAAGATAACGAGGTCCCAGCATGGACATTAAACAATTCCAGCGTGCAGCTGGCATCAGTGACGTGCTGGCCACGCGCTGGTATCTGCATATCACCGCGGCCATGAAAGAGTTTGGCATCGAACAACCGCTGCACCAGGCGATGTTTATCGCTCAGGTGGGGCATGAATCTACTGGCTTTACCCGCCTGCAGGAGAACTTCAACTACAGCGTGACCGGGCTGGCAGGATTCGTCCGCGCCGGACGCCTTACTCAGGGCCAGGCCAACGCGCTGGGCCGCCGTGCCGGTGAGCCATCGTTACCGCTGGAGCGTCAGCGTGCGATCGCCAACCTGGTATACAGCAAACGTAATGGGAACAATGGCCCGACTGACGGCTGGTTCTACCGCGGGCGCGGGCTTATTCAGATCACCGGGCTGAACAACTACCGGGATTGTGGCAACGGCCTGAAGGTTGATCTGGTGCAGAAGCCAGAGCTGCTGGCACAGGATGAGTATGCTGCCCGCAGCGCAGCGTGGTTCTTCGCCACCAAAGGCTGCATGAAGTACACCGGAGACCTTGTGCGCGTCACGCAGATCATCAATGGCGGGCAGAACGGCATCGACGACCGGCGCGCGCGGTACATCACAGCCAGTAAGGTGCTGGCGGTATGATCTGGGCATTCGTTAAAGCGTACTGGAAACAGTTGCTTATGGTGGCGATGCTTGCTGCCCTGGTGGTCGGCGGCGTGGTTGCCTGGAATGAACACGGTGACCGGCAGTACAATGCCGGATATGCGCAGGCACAGGCAGACCGCAAATCCGAAGATGAGAAAGCTCGTCAGCATGACGAACAGGAGAAAGCGACAAATGAACGAGAAGCGCAGCAGAGGATCGACCAGGCGCGCAATGATGCTCTTGATGCTGCCGCTCGCGCTGGTCGGCTGCAGCAACAGCTCGTTGCCATCCGTGAGCAGCTCAGGCAGTATAACGCCACTGTCGGCGCTGGGACGTCAGCCGCAGACACCGGAGTTTTGCTTGCCGACGTGCTCAGCAAATCTCTCGAGCGAAACCGACAACTGGCAGAGTACGCTGACCGGGCCGCCGAAGCCGGACGAGTCTGTGAAAAGCAGTACGATTCGCTGACCCGGTGA